CAGTTGCGATGCTTGTTGTACGTTAAGAAGCTGCGCTTGCGGAACATAAGAACCTGCAAGGAACTGCTGTCCCAACTGAGCTTGCTGTAATTGCTCTGCCTGAGCCTGCTGTATTGCAGACAACGCAGCCCTGTTACGTGCTTCTTCCTGTGCTTGTGCTAACGCAAACTGCTCAGGCGCTCCGCCGAACATAGCCGTGCGTACACCTAAACGACCCTGATTTGCAAGGCGCTCTTCAAGTGCAAGACGCTGGCGCTGCTCTTCAGGTGACTGTACAGCACGAATACGCTCGTATACGTCTGCTTCACGCGCTGCGGTAGGCATCATAGCCTGTCCGTAGAACCCACCTGCACCGCCAAACAAACTTTGTTGCAGTGCTTGCTCCTGAGGAGAGACATCCATTGTTGCGCCTAGAGAAGTAACTTCTCCAGTAACGGGATCAACCTGCGGCGTGACACCAAACCTGCCACCCATAGCAGACGTTACAGTAAACGGACGAAACTGAGACTGTTCTAATCCAGTTTGTGCAAGTTCCATTGCACCCGGAACACGCACATCGCCTATCTGCGTACCTACTACAGCTTCTTCACCAATTTTACTCAGACGATCATACGCTTCTTTGGTGAGAAGACCTCCACCAATAACTCCGCCTATTCCTAGTAATTGTTCAAGTTCTGGCATTAGTACGTACCTCCGTCAATAGTACCAGCCTCAAGCGTACCCGTTACAGAGGCGTTTCCTGACACAGCTAACGTTGCTATGGTAGTTGTACCAGTAAACGTCGGGCTTGCAATGTCAGACTTTGTTGCAACAGCCGTAGCGATGTTAGAGAACTCAGTATGAAACTCCGTCCCCTTAATAATCTTATTAGGATCGCCGCTTGGTAAGCTGTCCTTATTATTAAAGTAAGTAGTGATTGTGTAGTTACTCATACTGTTTTCCCTATAAGTGCGAGTACGTTAAACTCCTGAATTGAAAATGGTTGTCCGTTAATCTGCGTCTCAAGACCTACGGTAACAACAGAACCGTCGCCTGTTGCGTTGATGTTGATTTTGGATAGCGCAGTTCCAGATGTAAACTCAGCTACATTGAACTCATCAGTTTGATTGAAGTACGCTGGGTACTGAGCATCAATGTCAATAAACGCTGTCTTTACCGCTTCTCCAAAATCATAAGACCACTTAACACCCACGTTATAGCCTGCGCCGTTGATTAGCGTAGGTCTGATTTTCTTAAGAACCTTTAGTCTCGACGCATCACCAAATGTCAGCGCAGGACTTGCGTACTTAAACTGGTAAGAAGACGCATTATCAAGATAACCAGCATACGTACCTATTCCGTCAGCAGTGCCTACGTAAACTGTACCGTCGTTTTTTCTGTTGTAGCTTGTAAAGCCAGAGCCGACCCAGCGGGTAACACGGTACGAACCGTTATCTAGCTGTCCTCGCAAATCAAAGCAATAAGTGATGTCAGATCCGGGGAACGTAATCAGATAGAAATAGTTCTCTGGGCTGTAAACAGATGCTGTTGGTTCGCTACGGTTTTGAATCTGTTGTATTAGTTCTTGTTTAATGTTACGGCTTAGGTCAGTCAGAGGCATTGACTTTTCTTGTATGGTTCTTCCAAAGCTACGCAAACCTGAGTGAGACATAAACAATACGTCTGTACCTATGTGCTGTACACTGTTGCGACATACACATCCAACACCTGCAACCGTATCGGACAGCGCCATTGATGCTGGAGAGTCTGCGCCTTCGTAGACTAAGATTGAGTGCTCACCTAAGATAACTAATTTATTGTTGTGTGCAGCCAAGGCTTTGACTTTATCAGCACCATCGGGCCATACCTTCTCAATGTTGATAGATCCGCTCGACCCGCCTGTCCAGTCAACACCATTAAGCAGATCAGACCAATAGATAACATTTGCATCCGAAGCGTTGTCAACAACCCAAAGTCTCCCGTAAGCAGCTAAAGCCTCATTCCCATAAATACTTGATGTAACGCCAGCAGAACCTGCAACGCTAGACATTTTAGTAACAGCGCCTAGTGCGTTGCTGTACACTAACGGTTCATAACCGCGCTGGAAGAAGTAACAGGAATCGTTAAAGTTTACAATCTTCCAGTTATCAGCGGTGATTGAATACGATCCCGGCGTTGCGTCTACAAGCGTAGTCGTACCCGTCATTATCTTGTTGTTGCCTGTGCTAAAGACAACATTGTTTCCTGCGCTGTCTTCGAAGTAAAACACCTTCTTGACTTTATCTGAACCTAGTTCGGTTGCGTCTGTTGTAGTAACAGAAACACCCTTACGCGCTGCTAGCTGTCCTCGCTTATCAATGATAGCGTTATCAGCAGTCTCAGCATAAGAAGTATCCTGCGCTAGTGGAGAATCTTCAGTGTTGATTCCCTTAAACGCAGGCGATACTAAGTTAATGCTCTGCAGGGGTTGCGCCATTACGGAGTACTCCAGATGACTTCTTCAGGATGTTTAGCTGCATCAAGCGCAATCGCATCGCTCAAGAAAGAATCTGCAATGCTGAAGTATTCCTGAGCAGACGTACCACCTGTCTCTCCACGCTCTCTTGCTAGCAACGCTACAGCTAAATGGATGATAGGCGCAGCAGGAACAATAACGTCATCTGCGTCTGCAGTTAAATCATCGTCACGTACAACAGCGTTAAAGCGCACAACATAAGCAGAGTCAGGTTTTGGATAAATGTCAATCTGAGTATCACCGTTAGGGTCAACTCCGTTAAACGTATAGTACTGCGGTGTGCCTTCGAGAACAGGCTGGATCAAATACTTTTCGTCAAACCAGACTTGAGGACGGTACTCCATGAATGCGTTTTGCGTATCGTTAATAACGTCAAGAACTTTAAGTCGGTTTTGACTTCCAGCAAGTACGTAGTTAAATACGTCAGGCACTGTAGTGATTGTCATAGTAAGTCTAGTAGCAGACCAGTCCCATGCGTTTTCAACAATTCGTTTTGCATCGTTAACAAAGTCACCAACCATTTTACTGTACGTTGTGTCTTGTACAGAGTTGACTTCTTCTTCGCGTAGACGACGCAGTACGTTGTTAACTACATCTAAATATGTCATCCAATCATATCTCCAAACAATCCAGCAGTAATACCGCCTAGCTGTAAGCCACTCATTCTGCTTGTTGGTTGTGTAAACAAACCTGCTGTATAATCTACAACGGGACGCGCAGCAACAGGAGCAACTTGTAGCGGTCTGTAACTTAAACCTCTTAGAAAATCTTCAGACGTTCCTGCACCGCCTCCGCCACCGCCTCCTCCAGCGCCACCGTCACTACCAGAGTCTGATAAAACTTCTTGCGTAGGATCGTCTAATGTTCCATTAATAACTTCTGTATCAGTGTCAAAAACAAACTCAGGCCCAAAAGATAAAATAGATTCTCCGCCTGTACGTGTAACTTCTCCGTCACCAGTAAGGTCTGGATCTATAGTTGCATACTTATTTAAATCAAGAACTTCCGGCGTTATTTCAGGACCGGCTATTGGCTCATCAGACCATTCATGTCCGAAAGCTAAACCAGCTGGCTCTGGCTCTTCTTCTCCGCTGTCAGTAGCTCCGCTTATCGGAGGTACAGGAGTTGGTGTTGGTTGTTCTGCGCCTCCAGAAATCAAATCTTTAAGCCAGTCAATAGCGCCTATTGTAGCGCTGCCAGTAAGAATCGCTTCAAGTACTGACGGAGGAACATCTTCTGCCTGCGTTCCTATAATGACATCCAGAATAGCGCTAGGGTCGTAATCAACTGGCTTTCCATCTTCATCAAAAACAACACCGACTTCTGAAAGAATTGTTTGAATTGTTCTTTCGACTGCTTCTCCGCCTTCTCCTGCAAGAATTTCTCCAATAGTGCCAACCTCTACAGAAGTAGGCGGGCCTCCAACAGGAACTCCGGGAACAAAAATTATTCCATTTTCGTTAAAAATTCCGCCAGTTCTTTCGTCCCAAACAACACCGTAACCGCCTTGTAAAATGTCGTTTATATCTTGGGGAACAGGAACTCCCATAGACTCTAGAATTTCACGCAGTATATCGCCGGCTGCTTGTGGGTTTTTTGCTACAGCATCCTTAGCTTTTTCCCAAACCTCTTCCCAAGTAGGCAATTCAAAAGGCTCAGTAGGCTCTGGCTCAGGCTCAGTCTTTGCTCCAGTCTCTGGCTCAGGTTTTACTTTTGTCACTGTCGCTGGGCCAATCACAGGCTCACCTACGACATCTATTAAGTTTCCTTCAGGGTTGTAACCAAACTGACCTAACAGCGAGTTCCTAAATTCTTCGTTAGGGATAGCTGCTTTTAGTTCTTCAAAAGTAATCTCGCCTTTAATCCAAGATGCAATTAACGCTCCGGGTCTGTTGCTGGAATCAACGTAAAGATCTTTAAACATATTAGAGGTATCTGGGCCTAACACGTAAGTAGGCGTTCCAAAGACACCACCAAAGAGAGGCGTATTGCCGCCTTTGTCTCCACCAAAATCAGGCAAAGTACTCGGCGCATTTCCGCCAGCTAACTGGTTCACTGATTCCATTACTTTTCCCTCGCCACGCCTTTAGTCTTTTCAAACGAGCGCATAGCGCCTAAGCCTAACATACCCATCAACACTGGCATCATCTCGCTCAAGTCAAGAGCCACGATCTCAAGAGGATAACCAGCGACACCAGCAACAAAGTTCCCAAGAGGAACGCAGATAAAATTAAATCCCATTCCTGTAGCACATATCCACCCAACCGCTGGACGCCATCCAGAAACAAACATCGAAGACGATTTAGCTTCTTCCTTATTAACCTCAATCTGGGCTTTAGCCAACTCGTGAGCGTGTCTCTCAGCCATTGTAGATATTTCATGGGCTAACCTGTTCCTCTGGTCTGCATCTGGAATAAACTTATCCAGAAGACTTGCTATGGGCTGTACGAGTAACTCTATCATCTTAAGATGTACACCAACGCTGACGCACCAGCAGATATAGCAACCCAGAAGATGCGCTCAACACCCGCTACAGTTTTGCTGTTAGAAGCAACGGTAGACCTTAGCTCGTCTACCTGTGTTTCCATAATGTCTAACCGATGCTCAAGACGATCTGCGCGTTTAGTTGACGCATAAATCTTTTCTTCTACACGAGCAATGCTAGTTACCGCCTCAGCCAGCTTGTCTAGCTTAGACTCAATACGCTCTAAACGCTGTTCGTCCATATTAATCACAAGTCACCGTAGTAGTCGTGCCGTCGTCTGAAGTAGAGCAAGACACTGTGTTAGTTGTTGTAGTCGTGTTAACCAGCGGGTTATCAATGAAGTTGTTGAT